GTTGAAGAAGCAGTGGCTGCTCCGTTATCAACTCTTGCTACATATAATGCATTTGCGTATGAAAGGTAATCTGCTCCGACAAAAAATGTTTCATAGTTATCAGCGCTTGGAGTACCAAACCTTGAAACCAATTCATTCTCTGAAGAAACAAGAACTACTTCACCTACAGGACCCCATCTAAACACACCGGCCATTGCTGCAGGTGGTGTCGCGATGGCAGGAACCGATGCTGATGCGTCCACCTCTCTAACAATTACGGAAGGACTTACGGAAAAAGCCATATTATTCTCCTTTAATATTATCTAATTAAATCTTTTGTTACTAATTAATAGTTATCACAGTTTTATTTATAAAAGTTCGCTGTTTGCGATTTACCATCCTACATCAGGTTTATATTCGATCCACCCATGTTCATCGGGTATATCGTCAGCACCTGTATCAATAAATCCAAACGGTAACAATTCTTCATCAAGCTGTTGTTCTGTTTTTTCTTTTAATTCGGCTAAAGTATTGATATCCGTTAACTCTCTAAAGAATCTTTGGTCGGATAGCCAAGCAAACAGAACTAACGTCATTACCAAATCATCATGATGACCTGACTCTGCTTCGTAAGAATTGCCTTTTTTACTAAATCGTGATAACTCCTGTATTGTATTATAATCTTGTAGTATCAATTGATTTTGTTCAATTAATAGTTTCAATATAGAACAACCTTTTGATTTTACACTTTTGGTTGTTCGTATTCCATGATCTGACCTCTTCCCTCCAAAATTTGATACTTGTTTCCCGGCTCGGCCGTGGTTTTCAGTAAAGAGAAGATTTTCATAGCCGTAATCCATAAAGAGTATATCAGCAACTTGTTCACCGATATCGTTAATTTCTATTAAAACTGCACTCTCATTGTACATCAGCCCTATTCTATATATAACGGAGGCAAAGTCTACTGGACTTATGGTATTATCTTTATAGACGCATACTTGTTTGTATGGCATCTCTGTTGTATCTATTATATTAAATGCTGAATAATCAAGACCTTTACCTCTTGATACATCAACTACCATTACATATGAACGGTCTGGCATTACTGCTTCATATTGTGTAATACCTTCAGCCTCATGTAATGGCTTCGAAGGAGCAAGTTCTTTGAGTTTGGCACCACTAATAAGTGTACCTGAGCTTCCTAAGAACTGACAACAGTATTCTTGTTCAAACTTTTCATTATCAAAATCTAATGCTTCGAGAGTTTCCTCTTTCCACAATTCATCTCGTCCAGGAACATCGTTCCACATAACCTCAACGTATTCATAACCATTTGTACCTTCTTTAGCACCTTTACAGGTTTTCCAAAAATGATTCAATCCATTAGGAGTAGAGGTCATTAATAATTTTGTTGTTTTACCAGAAGATATCGTTGGATATACAGAAGCAAAGAATTCATCAAACCCTTCAATAAACGCAACCTCATCTAGATATAGGAATGATATTGACTTACCACGAATAGCAGAAGATGTTGTAGTACCTGCATAGATCTTACAACCATTCTCTAAAGTAATATTACCTTTGTTCCATTCTTCAATACCTTGCTGCATCCACTTAGGTAGTGCTTCATATGCTAGTTGTATACGGCCCAATACCTCTCTTGCGGCATCACCCTTGTTTGCCAATACGGCAACAGTTTTAAATTCATTAAATAGGATGTAGTGTAATATAACAGCTACTGCAGTGGTTGTTTTACCTGCCTGTCGTGATGTTAATACAGCAGCACGCCTTTCTGCGGTAATCTTTTCTACAATTTCTTTTTGGTAATCGTACATCTTCATAGGTATTAAGCCATGATCTACGTGTACAATTTTAATATAGTTTTCAGCAAAGTAAATTGGATCTTCCGCACACTTCATATACTCTTTAAGCATCTCAGGAGTAAATTCAATCTGCTCACCTATCTTTTTGAGATAGGAGTTACCTAAGTAACCTTTATCCATCAGGCTTTTCGCCTTTAATCATTTTAAGTAAATCAGAGGTAGAAACTATTAGATTGTTATTAGTAACTTGTGCTTGTTGTGAAGTATCTTCTTCTTTAGCATATCTACGCTTTGTTGACATCTCAACGTAATCTTTGTTTGCGTCAAGTAATGTTTTCATTAGAGTTGATACAACTTCAAACGCTCGAGGAGACTCTGACTGTTTTGCGATACTAGTCATTTCTCTAACTGCATCGTCTCCAAGATTAATAATGTTTTCGATATTCTTTTTCGCCAATTCTATATCTGCTAGATTTTCGTCAGCTAATTTTTCTATTGGAACTGGTGGTTGGAATACAGATTCTTGTGGTAGGTTCTTAACGTCGTCTACCATCTCACCTTCAACAACTTGAGGAATAGTCTTTTCAACAGTTTCATCAAGCGGTCTCATATTCAACGCTTGTGCAATGCTTTCATCACTCATTATGTTTCACTCCAATTCATATAGTATTATTTATCGCGCAAGCCTGCCTCAGCGAAGTACTACTAAATCTATGGTCTCTATTATTAAAAAATAAATCAATATCTCGTCTACGACAGATATCCTTTCCCGTAAAATCTTTATCTCTGTATTCATCACCTAATATTCTAACATGAATTGTATATAACTCAAGAATATCTTCTAGGTCTTGTTCTGTTGAATACGGAATGATTTCATCAACGTAACTTACAGCTTTAAGTTGACTATATCTCTCAACGATTGTTTGTATAGGTGGGTTCTTGTTATCTCTATCAAATGACGGATCCATTTGTAACCCAACGATTAAATATTCGCACTGTTCTTTTGCTTCTCTTAGCATCTGAACGTGACCTGCGTGTAGTAAATCAAAGCTACTACATGTAAAACCTATTCTCATAATATATCTCCTAGCGTATCAGTTCTTAACTTGGCGCCGTATCACTTATTGTTTCAGCATAATCCCAGTTATCATCAAAATCAATCAAACTATAGTCAATTGATATACTTGCATCTGTTGTTGGTGCACTGTTTGCGTCAACACCCGGCTGTACTGTTTGGAATTCTTCAAACTCTGTATCAGTTGGTGTATCAGTTGCCAAACGCATATCCATGAATTTAATAACTTTCTTATCTTTTTCTGGACCAAAGAACCAACCTTTCATTGTGAAGTCTAATTGATATACGATAGCTCTTCTTGTTTCAAAGCCACCTTCGTAAATATCTTCTGATGATACATTGTTTAATATTAACGGTATATCAAGTGGTTCCAATTCAGGAATCATTCTTACAGTACTTGTATAATCTGGATTGAAGAATGGTAAAACTTGTTCTAACAATTTAACGGCGTCTTCGTTATATTTCGCCATTATGTATAATGAGAATCCCATATTGTATGGAGTTCCTGCATATACGAATCTTCTATTACCACCTTGTACATCGGCAGTAGTTTTTCTTACTCTTCTTGTAGGCGAAACTTTTCTTTCAGCATCATACTCAAAACTAGTTAGTTCAAAGGACATGCGAGGTAACGCAATTGCGAAAGGCCTTCCACCTATTGTATTGCCAGCGGCATCTTGTGCTGCACCGGCTTGTAGTCCAGGGTCTTGGTCAAGTCGAGCCAATACTTTTTGATAAGGAGCATACGATATAGGCACAATTTGTCTTTGGTTCAATGTACCGTCAGTTGATGTTCTTCTTACTTCTAACTGATTAAAGTATGTACCAAATAAAGCTACGTACTTACGAATAGATTGATTATAAAAATAATTTGCGATGGCCATTAGTAGTCACCTATTGTAATATTTTCACTGAATGGATCTACTTCTGAAAAGTCAAGAATACCATCAGCTTCAATTTCGAAGTCATAGTTGCGAGCCAAGTCGTCAGTAGTAGATATTGCGTTTAGAGTTGCAGTATTAGAAACCAAGATATCAGTATTATAGGCAGCAAAGTAATTATCAATAGTATCACGACCTGTATTAAATCGCTGATTACTATATTCTAATAATTCGCATGTCATGTCATATATCTGAGTCTTACCCATTTGATAGAATACACTTTCATGTTCAACATACGTTATCTCAAACATCTTTTCGTTTAATGGGAAGTAAATTAAATCGCCTTCTCTTGGACGAATAATACTAGTAGCATCTCTAGTTACGTGTCTCTCAAAAGTTCGATTAGCAACTGACAGAGTTAACTGATCACGGATCTCTAATCCAAACTTAGAAAGGAAATCCCCATCTCCTTCAAAACCTTCCATGTTCTTAACATAGGTTTCAAACTCAAAAGTTTCATCGTATGATGGGAAGTCATCTTCATTAAAAATATTATCACGACCTTTAATTGCCTTGGTAATATAAATGACATCTACACCATACTGCTTGATTGATTCAATTACTAAATCATCAATTAGTTCTTGCTCTGAAACTCTAGAGTAATTGTTGAAGAATGTATTAGTAGCCATACTTTATCCAATATAGTTATATGAAAGAGGTTGTAAGTTATTCACTGCGTCTTCTTCCATAGCCTTTCTTTCTTCTCTACCATCTGCGAGTATCTGTTCCCCGTTAAATTGAACTCCACCAACTAATGACATTCCTGTAAACTTAGTTAAGTTATTACCCCATTGCTCTTTAATTAAAGCTGAGGTATAATTCTGTAACCAACGATCTGTCCATACATCAGAGTAACTTGCTGGATCTACTACATCATAAGCTTCAATAATAATATAT